TTAATTGTTCGTATGTCCGTTGTAAGCTTCCCAGCTTACGAAGCAATGCCTCGGTGTCGTTCTTAATTGACATGTAGGTGGTTCGCATCTGGTTGGTCTTGTCGTTCAACCAAGCCTCGCGCTTCTCAATTAGCTGGCTTACTGCGTCCATCTCTAACTTAAGTTGTTCGGGTGTCTGTACCCTTTCTGTCATCTTGCTCATTATCGTGCCCTCCCTTGGTTAAGTTCCTGTTGTATAGCGTCCATGTTTTCTCGGATATACTCAATTACTGGCCAATTCTGTTCGTAGTACCACATCAGGTAACTGGCTGGCACATTCGCCATCTCCTTGCCTTCGTGCTTGCCGAATGGCATGCGGCTGTAGTCGGTTAAGACGTTAGTTTTCGGGGTTGATGCCATGACCCATTGTTCTTAAGTGGTTCTGCAATTCGTGTAGCTTCTCTTGCATGTTCGTCCGCAGTTGGCGGGTGTTGGTCAACACATCGGCATAGGTGCCGCGTTGTTGGTTGTTCTTGTCATTAAGCCACTGGAGCTTGTATTCGTACATTCGGAACATTCGGCTGAGCTCTAGGAATAGATGCCTTGCGCTAACGGTGGCTGTGGTTGTTGCTGTTGTTGTCATAGTTAATTCAGTGTTGATAGGTTACGTTCGTTCTCTTTTTTGTCTCTCTGCTTATCCAGGATACTTTCAAGCTTCGGTATTAGGTTCTGCATCTCCTCAATGCTAAGTTCGTAGAGCCGCTTTCCGCAGATACGTGGCTGCTCAAGGAACTTGTTAACATGTACCCAGCTTGTGGTGTCAATGCCATAGCGTTGCAGGCGCAATAGGATAGAGCTTCTTAGTCGCTTGGTCTCCATGGCAAGCGTAGCCTTGTTGGCTTGCTTGGTGGCTATCAGCTCGCGGCTGATGGCGTCACACATGGCATAATACCCTGCCTTATCCATCTCGAAGAAATCCTTCAGGCTGGTAGTACGCAGGTTGCTGTACTGCCACACGAGTTGTTCCTTCAGTTCCCGCTTGTCGCGACATTGTATGTTGCTAATCAGCGAAAAGAATCGGTCAAATCTTCCGGTGCGTGTCATGGTTATTCCTCCTTATTATTAATGCCAGTGCCCCAGTAGAGCATGGACTTCGATTCGTCTATGGTCATGATGCCACCCGGGCATCTGCCCTGAATGTAGCATGTTAACCCCTTAACCTGTATAATTATCTTGGCAAGCTTACGCGCCATCTTGGCCGCTGCCGTGAATGGCTCGTTGCGCTCTTCGTGGGCAACGCAGACGAATAACTTATCCGGGAAGCGTTGCTTCAATTCGTTCAGGGCTTTGCCCTTCAATTCGTCCGAATATATGGTAAGATTGTCTAAGAAGATAACCTTAGGGCTTCGTCGCTTGCTTAGGCGCTCAATTAGTTCGCTTATGGGTTCATATTCTATAACGTTAAGCATCTTGTTGTCAACGCCTATGCCCACGCGCAGGAGTGTCTGCTGGAATGCGTACTCAATACCTTCCTCGGCACTTACATACAGCACTCTGTCGAAGGCGCTCAGGACGTCCGATAACTTAAGCGACATCCACGTCTTGCCGTTCTTATCCTTGCCGTATATTAGCCAGATACCGGAGAATTCCGGCTGCCCGAATGCCTTGCCCCACTCTCCGCCCAGGGCGATAGTCTCATGCTTCTTGTCAAGCACGTTGCGGATGGTCATTGCGCGGCTCATGCTAGCTTCTGGTGTTAAGTATCAACAGTGATTCGGCACGTCTTAGACCTCCAATGTTACCGCTCTCGTCGGTTACAAGGCAACGCTTCACAATTCCATTCAATGCGCTGTTATCGTCCATATTGGCACTAAGAACATCGCTTATAAGCTTGCGATAGAATATTTCCCTGTTTTCCTTGCCAACGGGCACAATTGAGGTGTATTTTTCGCTCAATCGGGAGAACATCTCGCGGTATCCAACCTTGCGGCTGTTGATTCCGCGTTCAATCTTCCTTCGCAACCCGTCGGCACCCATCAGATACCAGGCGCAGGCGTTCTCTGTTCCGTTCCATAGTTCCTTCAAGTCCATGAATGCACCATAATCAAGGTCTCCGGCTTCGTCAACAATCACTATCGGACAGGTAAGGGTCTTAAGGTAGTACTTGATGTTGGACTTGATGGTGTCGTACGTGTCAGTAGTGTCAATACCAATGGCGCGGGCAATGTTCTTAACAAATAGGCGCTTAGTCTTGCCTTGGCTTGCGTCAACATAGAAGCAATTCTGCAAGGTACGGCTCAGATACTTAGCGGTGAAGGTCTTGCCAATTCCGCAATCGTCAACGCAGATGCGGCTCTTGCTGTACTGCTGACAGAATAGGATGTCCTCCTCAATGGTCTCGAACACATCGGTGCGGGCAACGTTCCATTTGCGTTCGTTGATGCTTATTCCAAGCTCTCTACCCATGGTTAACCACTGAGTTTCCTTGAGCATGTTATCAATCTCGCCTCCCTTGATGCGGCTATACACGGCAGGGCTAATTGCCCACTGCTTGGCGAACATGCCATCGGTGCCGGTGAAGTTCTTGCGCAGGCGCATAAGCTCTGCGGCTACTTGTTGCTTGAATTGTTGACTTAGTTGTATCATAGTTGTTCGTATTAGGTGGTTATTAGAATCTGTCTCTTATATCGCTTTTATATGGCCTTTCAACCTCATTTAATTCGTCTATTTCTTCTATCTGTGGCATCACCCGAACGCCGTTGATGGTCTCGCCTTCGAATTCGACCTCATTATCCTGGTCAGTCTCCACAACTGGCTTGCGTGGACCACGAATGGAAAACTTAACCTTAGGTTCCGGGCGTTGCTCAGTGCCATTAATAATGGTAACCCTCTCAATAGCGTGGCGTTGTCTCCTGCCGAATGCCTCAATAGTGGCAACATAGCTCGACATAACTTCGCGTCTTGCCGAATCTTCGGGTGTCTGCTCAGCACGGGCACGATTATAGCGTGGCTTAGGCATCAGTTGGCATATCATGCGGTCGCCATCCTTCAGGTAAGCGTATGCAACGAACACATTGCCGTCGTTGTCGTCCAACCAATACACATCTAAGGCTCTGCCCTCGGCTAAGGTCATAATATCAACCAACTTCTCACCAAGGGCAATCTCGCCATTGTCTGCCAGCAAGAATTCAGAATTCTGAAGGCGAACGATACCGGCATTGCAGGATGTCTCTGTCTTAATTCCCAACGTCTTAATGAAGGTCTTATAATTGGTTGGCTTATTGTTGGGGTTCTGGTTGTTAAGGAAGTATTCCCAGCGTGTCAGCTCCGGCTGCTTGCTGTGTGGTGTGTTGTTCCATGCCTCAATATCACCAAGGCACTGGTCTATCAGTTGGTCATAAGGAATCTGTATCTTGTCAACCGGTCCCGATTGGTTACTTTCACTTATTGCCATCGGGCGGGCAAGCCATCCTTCGTGTTTCTTCTCGTAACCATATCTTAGTTGCTTGTAATAAGCCTCAATTCGCTTACCACGGGCGTTATTGGCTTCAATTCTCACATACTCGAACATACTGCCTTCGCTTAGGAAGGTGTTCTTGTACGAGCTGTTAAGCGAACTTTCCGCCTCAATCTCTGCCGGTAGTGGTAGTCCCCACTCGTGGAAGTTCCTGACCAACTGGCGGTAGAATTCCAATATAATGCCTTCCTTCGAGCGGCCATACACCCAACATACGAATGCTTCGCTTGCCAGGTCAATGGCGTTGTAGAACCACATGCGTTGTCCTTTGGCGTATTCGAATGGCGGTTGACGGTCATCGACCGATATTATTGACCCTGCCAGTGTTGGCTGCTCCAACGAGTGATGAGGCTTGTAGTTGCCCATATACACCTGACGGTTGCCGCTTCTGATGGCGTGGGTAGCTATTCGGCTATCCCAAGCACTCAGATAGTTGTATATGGTTGACTTCGACAGCGACCGGAACATCTTAGGTTCGTATATCTCGCCTGTTTCGTTGTTAATTACCTCAACGTAACCGCTGAGGAACGATTCGTATTGACGGACAACCTCGGCATAAGTAGGCTTATAGGCTGGTTCTGAGAAGATACTATTCAACAACGCAGTAACATTGTCAGTCTTCAGTGACCGGTTCTGGTTACCCACCTTCTGGCTGATAAGCGCAACGTAACTCTCCTTGCGGAACTTGTGGTATATCTCATAGAAGCGGCGTGCATCGCCCTTCATTCCCGGCAGCGTGTGTTGCGTGTCGTACTTACGCTTCAACAAGTCGTTGAATGACCGCACGTCATCGGCAATTGTCCGCATAATATCGCCCAACTTACCCATCTTGCTAAGGCGTTCCTGTTCGCGGGCATCGCGCAGCAGATAACTGGCCTGCAACACCGATGCGTTGGTAATGTACTTCTCTTGCAGCTCGTCGCTCAGATATAGGCCATTATTATAGCGGTATTCGGTGTAAAACTCCACTGCCCGGCTGTCAACACTATAGAAGTGCTCCAGTGGATGTTCCATCACCCGCGGGTCCTTCATTGATTCGCGCATCTCACGGGGCAGCGTGTCGTAATCGACCAGCAACTGCCTTCCGTGACCGCCGTTGGTAATGCGTTTAATGCCATATCCACGCTGCTCCGAGCGTTGCAACGCCTTCTTAAGGGCATCGTAACTACTATAATGCGACGGAACCAGTTCGTCAAGTGTTACGGCAACCTTTTCAAGGAATAGATGTGGCATAGTTGTGTACATAGTGCGTGTTACTATTTAACTGCTTCCGAAAGTTGGGCGGCAACTCTGCGAATTTTCTCGGCTAATTCTGTGTTTCTGCCCTCATACTTGCCAAGGTCGTTGTATATTACACGACGGGCGTATATAATAGAGCAGTCGCATCTCTTCGCAACCATCGCGACAAAGCCTGGGAATACGCTTTTTCTGTAAATCTTTGCTTTTTGGGTTTGCATAGTTGTATATTTGTATTCTCTTAAAAT